AATATTGGCGCAGAAGAAATAGATTCTATACAAAGAAAATTAGGTGCTGCTAATAATGAAATAGGATACCATTATGTTATAAGACGTGACGGTAGATTACAAAGAGGAAGAGATTTAAAAAAGGAAGGTGATCATTGTTCTGTAGGTAACTATGATCAAACATCTATTGGTGTTGTCATGGTAGGTGGTATTAATAGTCCATCGACAGAACAAATTTTTCAAAGGTCAAGTTCTTCATTTACAAGAGCGCAATACGATACTCTAGAAATGTTAATTGATACTTTTTATAATCATGTTCCAGGAGGAGAAATATTCGGTCATAATGATTTAGACCCAGAAGAACTTGACCCATACTTTGATGTACAAGAATATGTGGTCTCTTTATTTGGTAAAGTTAATCAAACATTCTCGGTTGCTCCAGAAACAGAAATAACTCCTCCGTTTATTCCAGACCCTACTCTCGTATCAATTGAAGATATAACTACAGCAGATTTCGAAGGTAAATTTAAACCTGTCTATGCTTTACAAGGTACTACAAATGAATATGTTAATCCAGATTTACTTGTTGCGGAAATACCTAGAAGATTAGAAATTATGTGTGATAAAATGGGAAGGAAATTAATTATAACGAGTGGTTTCCGTACTGAGGCACAAGGAGATGCTATAGGTAGTAGTAAGTCAAGTTTACATAGAGTTGGTGCTGCGGTAGATATATCAAGAGATGGTATGTCTAACTCTCAACTACAAAATCTTATTGAGATTGGTATTTCTGTAGGGTTCAAAGGTATCGGAGTTTATAATGGACACCTACATATGGATGTAGGGAGAAGAGGTGCTGGTAAAAGATGTTGGGGACCAAATGGTTCAAGGACAGGTCTTGCTGGTTCTCAGTTTGCTTGGGCACGTTCAGTATTAAATGCTTACAATTATAATACAGGTTAATTTGAAATGACAACTAAAAAAGATAACATTGGACTCAGAGTAAAAAGCGAAAAACTCGGAATAGGTCAAGAATTAACTGTAGGTGTTCCTGATAACGGAATGCAAAATGCTTCAGGAGATTACCCTAAAAGAGAATATAATTTTGGGTCATCCATAAATCAAGCAGCACTTGGTACTAAAATAAACAAACTCTATACGGGTGGTGGGGATGCTAACATCCCTTTAAATATACCAGAGCAATTACCATCACAATATCCTTTTAGTCAAGTAGACGAAACCCCTAGTGGGCATGTTATTGAGATGGACGACACTCCGGGTGGCGAAAGAGTTCTTATCAAACATCGTAAAGGTTCAGGTGTAGAGTTAAGGGCAGACGGAAGTGTTGTTATATCTGCCTTAAATAATAAAGTTGAAGTTACAGGAGGTGACCAGACTGTTATTATAGAGGGTAATGGTAATCTTGTATACAACGGAAACCTTAATCTTAAAGTAAGTGGTGATTATAACGTAGATGTCGGAGGAAATTATAATGTAACTGCTGGCGGTAATACTTCTATGAAAACTAAACGAGACCACTTCCAAGAAGTCACGGGTGATACTGAATTAAAATATCTACAGACAAGAACTGAAAAAATACAAGGTAGTAATACTTCAGTAAGACTTAATGGGGATATACTTTCTGTTAAGGGTAAAAGAGATGTAATGGTAGAAGGAGACTTAGACTTGAGTGCTAAGACAGGATTACTTCTATCAGGTAATAGTAGGGTTGACATAGCAGGTAATAATATATATGGGCATGCCATAAACCAACTTAAATTAGTAGGTGCAGGTGGAGGAATGATTGGTGGACCATTTATGAGATTTACGGGTCAAACCTACTCTGGCGCAAAAGACGCAGATGATGCAGACGATTTCGAGACCGCAATATTCCACGGAACCTTTAAAGGTACTGCGGATAAGGCACTACATTCTCAGAAGGCAAACACTTCGGTTAGTGCTTTGATAGCAACTCATTCTACTCGGTCAGACCATGCTGTTGCAGCAACAGCACTTGGAGGACCACCTCCTGGTCCAGCATTAGTAATACAAACAGCAGCGAATGCGGTAACAGGCATTTTAGCAGTTTCCGATATGTTATCATCTTTCCCTCAAGAAACAGAAGGAGGACATATTACTGTAGAGGCACCTGATATTGCTGCTGTAATCCGAGGTGATAATGTAGAGACTACTTCTACACCATTAAATCTTATAGGTAAACCTAAACAGTTTGTTAAGGTAGATGCTGGAGACCATGTAAGAAAAGATTTCAAAGGAAGAGAACACTATAGAAATGGTTCTTTCGCAGTCTTTAGAAGTGCCCCAAATATCTCAGAGATACGTTCCGCATTCAGAAACCCCGCAAACAGAAACGCAGGGAAAGGTAAACCAAGTGAGGTCGCAACACTACTTGTTGCTGAAGGTAAGTTAAACTCAGGTTTCATAAACCCTATACCTCCAGGAAATTTATCAGGAAGAACTGTAGAACAAGAAAAGAGTAATTCTAAATATGGTTATACTCCTATAGGTAACTCGATTGAAAATAAAGGAAAGAAGTTTAGAAAATGATAGTAACACCGAGTTTAATATATAATCCCGAAGCACAACAGGTAATCACTTCTTATACTAAGTTAGCGAGAGGGATAACTATTGCTAAGTTTCTTGGGGCAAGAGGAGATAAAACTTCTTTTCGTCACGTTAAGTTTGAAGACCAAAGGAGAGAGATTGCTCGTAATCTAACCTTACATGCACGCGCGATGGATTTAATTAACGGAAACACATATAGGTTTAATGACGTTCGACTTATTGTAAGCGAAGGACTTTATAACAGACTTCCTAATGATTCAGGAAGTAGTATAATGGCAGCAAAGGCATTTGGTCGATTAGTCTATTATCAAGTCATAGGAACTAATGGTAAAATAGATTTTGAGAAAACTTTTGATGTAGCAGAATTTTGGAATGATCACCTTAAGTTTGATGAGATGTACTTAGATTATGATGACTATAATGCTGACGGAAGTCTTACTGCTCAGATAGGGATTCTTATGCCAGCAGTTCCTGAAGACTTTGATGTACCAGATAAAGAGTTTGGTCGTAAAATCTTTACAGTTTTCAACAACGAAGTGTTCCAGAAAAAAGAATTAGTTGAAATATTACCAAAAGAACCAGAAGAAACCGCAACAACACCAGATAATAGTTAGAAATAAGTAAAAAACCTTAACAAAAACATATAAATAAACGTATGACAAGAAGAGCATTTGCACAAGAAGACGCAGACTTAGGAACCAATTCAGTTTCTGTAAGTAGAACACGCAGGTATAAGGATATAGACCTTACACTTGCTGTTAAAACTACAACAGGAGATGTGTTCAAAAAACTTGATGCGGCAGCAGTAAAGCAATCTATAAAAAATCTTATTATGACAAACCAACTTGAGAAACCTTTTAGACCAAACTATGGTGCTGATATAAGGAGTAGTTTATTTGAGTTGGCAGACTATGGCGACGACACTATTATAAAAGATAAAATTGTAACTAACATAAGAAGGTTTGAACCAAGAGCAGAAATAGTTGATGTTATCGTAAATTCAGTAGAGGGATATAAAAATACTATTGATGTAACAATAACATTTGAAATAAAAAGTACTTCAGAGGTGGTTCAGTTCACTACAAATCTCGCAAGGTTAAGATAACATGGCAACAACAATTAATTCAACAGCACTAGATTTTAATGCGATTAAAAATAGTCTTAAAGCATCACTAGAAAACTCCGGAGAGTTTAATAGTTATAACTTTCAAGCATCTGGATTATCAAGCATATTAGATGTACTTGCTTACAACACACATTATAATGCTTTGACCGCAAACTTCGCATTAAATGAATCATTTTTAAGCACCGCTCAACTTAGAAGTTCCGTTGTATCTCTTGCTGAAGGTATAGGGTATGTTCCTAATTCAAGAAACGCATCACAAGCAGCAATAAACTTATCCTTAAATTTAACAGGTGTATCAGGTGCGCCAAGTAAAATAGATATAAGCGAAAACTTTAAATTTACTTCAACCGTTGATGACATAGTTTATAAGTTTCAAACAACAGATTCTATAACAGCAACTAATGATGGAGACGGTAACTTTTCTTTTACTGACCTTTCAGGAGAATCAAATATACTAATAAAAGAAGGTATAGAACGTTTCAAAACTTTTATTGCTCTACCAGCAAAAAATAATACAACATATGTAATACCTGATAAAAATCTTGACATATCAAGTGTAATCGTAAGAGTGTATGATACACCATCTACAAGTGCGTTCACTACATTTTCTGATATAGTAAAGGCAAGTGTTATAAATGAAAACTCTACAATCTATATACTAAGAGAATCACCGAATGGTTTCTTTGAGTTATCATTTGGTAATGGTGTTACTCTCGGTAAAGCACCAATCGCAGGCGCTAAGATAGAAGTAGAATATCTTTCTACCGCAGGTGCTCTTGCGAATGGAGCAAAAGTATTTACTCCTAGTAATTCAATCACTCTGACTATAAATGGTTCAAACGTAAACTATCCTGTTACAGTTTCTACATTTTCTTCTTCGGTAGGTGGTAACTCAAAAGAAAGTATAGAAAGTATCCGTACAAATGCACCTTTCCAGTATGCATCACAAAACAGAATGGTTACTGCATCGGATTACTCTGCATTGATACTCAAGAACTATTCATCATTCATATCAGACATACAATCCTTTGGCGGAGAAGATGCGCTCGAACCAGAATATGGCGTGGTATTTGTGTCTATTCTTTTCAATGGTGATGTTGTATCATCAGTACAACAAAGAATTAAAGACGAAATACTACAACTTTCAGATGAGTTGTCTGTTGCTTCTTTTAATGTTAAATTTGAAGACCCTATAAAAACCTTTATTGAAGTAACTACTTTCTTCCAGTTCAGTGAAAACCTTACAACATTATCAAGGAATCAAATACAAGGTGATGTTAACACTGCTATAGAATCCTACTTCGCGACCAATACAGGTAAGTTTGGACAATCTTTCCGTAGGTCAAATGTATTAACTCTTGTTGATGCTACTAGTAAATCTGTATTATCTTCAAGACAAAATATAAAAATGCAAAGACGTTTCACACCTACCCTCACTGTTTTAGAAAATCATAAACTTAGATATGCTGCTGGTATCGCTTCTACTGATGATGTTAACTATAGAGTTACTTCATCTTTATTTAAGTTTAATGGTAATTCTTGTTTTTTAAGAAATAAATTAAATACAAATCAACTTGAAGTATTTGATACTGTATCATCAACTGTTGTTGTAGATAATGTTGGAGATTATTCAGGAGACATTGTAAATATAGTAGGTCTTCAAGTAGATGATGTCGTTGGAGCAAATTCTTTTGTTAAAGTAAGTGTTGTTCCCGCAAACCAAAGTGCTATAGCACCTCTAAGAAATGATATTATAGAATTAGATGGAGATAAGTCTTTCACTAGGATTGTAAATGTTGCTGACGGTGTTATCAACTAATGGCAAATAATAAGGATAACACTCTTACAGATTATAATAGAAGGGAACTTGTTTTCCCTCGTTATGAGGTAAAGGAAATTCTACCAGAGTTTTTCCGTGAAGAGTATCCTAAGTTAATTACATTACTTGAAGAATATTATGAGTTTGAAAATTCATCTGACTCACCTTCTAGACTAGTAGACGAATTATTTATCAGTAGAGATATAACACAGACTGATTTAAGTCTCCTTTCTTTTATTGAAGACGAGTTATTATTGGGTCAGTCTTTCTTTGAAGGTTTCCAAGACAAACGTGCAGCATCAAAATACTCTAATACATTATTCAGGTCAAAAGGAACGAAGTATTCTATACAACAATTCTTTAGAACATTCTTTGGTGTAGACCCTGATGTCGTATATACAAAAAATAATGTATTTAATGTAGGTGATCATATAGGTTCTGAAAGTCAAAAGTTTATTACTAATAATAAATTGTATCAGAAACACGCGATACTTATAAAGATTGGTATCGGAGAAAGTACTTGGAGAGACGCATATAAATTATTCGTTCATCCTGCCGGAACTTTTTTGGGTTCAGAAATACAAATAGTAAGTTCGGTATTAGATTCTATAATAGCACCTGATGTAACAATAGAACCGCCACCACCATTCGCGGTTCACAGTCAGGCATCTTTCGCGACATTCGCATCCATTGACAACACCTCTCTTGTAAACGATGTTGGTACAGACTCAGACGGAATACTCAGTAGGATAAGACCAGAGATTGTAAGTATGTCGTTTGACGGAACGAGTGGTGTAACTCTAAAACAAATACAAGACCAATATGGGAATTTACGAGAGGCACAGATTGCATCATCACCAACCTTTGATGATTCAAGTATTGACCTTTCAAATGAATTCACTTTCGAGACATTAGACCAAGATAGACACGTATTT